CAGCCTTCCAAAGAGTCATTGTAGTAGACGGGTTTGACTACATACGCCCGAATTTCAGGCCTATGTAATTTCTTACTCATTCTATCCACAGTGAACTCGTTCAAAAAACTGTGCCAACCAAGCGCAGGAGAATTCTTTCCAATTGTTGGTAATTTACCCAGAATAGACTCAATCCATGATCGGATAAGTCTAGCTGTCTTCCAATAACCTTTCATAAAGAAATGGTTAGAGGAAGCAACAAGGGAAATGATCTCTTGCACTCTTCCCATGTCATGGGGTCGTTGATGATGTATGTACGTAGGAGTTACATCGTACCCATCATATGCGTCCGTACCACAAGACTCTCGGAATTTACCATTCCAAAAGGACTTGTCGGTGTTAACCTTGCATAAAAAACATGTCAAGGTATCCATGACATCAACCACCTCATCTACGGGAACGATTATATCATCTCCGTAGACGTAGACGTTGCGTGTAACATTTAAAATGTTACGCAACGTTACCGGAAGCTTATGCTTCGTTAACAAGCTGACTACTATCAGTGTGTAGTAGTACATGGCTTGAATCGGAAAGCATAGAGCGCTACCCATGGACGCAAACTTCCGTAGGGTTAATACTTTACCAGAAGGAAGTTGCGCGGTCGTACTACGACATGCTAAAATAGCGTCTAACAAGTCGCTATTAACCTTTAGCATTGTCGTAATAAGTGACAAAGGAACTCTGTCACTTGCATCAGATAGATCGATAGTAGCTAACGAGCCATCTGATGACGCCGACATAGCTAACCTCTTATTAATAGACTGGTCAGTAAAATTTATATGGCCAGCTGTTAAATAAGAGGTACCAAGTCTAGACATAATATATCTAGACAAGGCCTGTTGTGTATATTGCATACACACAGGTTCTATCGCTATGATCCGTGGTCCCTTCAGAGTCTTTGGAACAGTAACTACCCTTACGGGTAATTCATGTTCCTCGTCGGCAAACTGTACACAATTGATACCATCAAATTCGTCATCTAATTGAGTATATGAGCTCATTAGATGAAGATCAGATGGAAAGAACGGTTCTAACCGTTCGTGCCAATTGCGCTGAGTATATTTCCGATTACCCGAAATATGCTCTGCAGTTTGACCAGGTCCATGCTTAGCAATGAGCTCTGAGCAATTAAGTTGCTCATTAAACACATTGCCCCACAGAAGGCTACTAACCTTATCAAATAGGTTAATGTCTCCAGTAGGCATGGTCTCTGAAAGAAAACACTCAACCTTCTCGTAATTAGACAATGCTCTGTTAACCCTTTCGGGAGTACAGGGCATGGACAGCTTTTTGAAGGAATAAGCGATCTGCCTAATTCCTTCAATTGCTGCAATGTCTGGATCATCGAGAAGACCTCCGGTATCAGCAGAAAACACGAGCCTGACAAAACCTTGCAAAAATGCAGGGAGATGTCGCCACCTTTTCCATCCGGGAAAGGCGGTAGAGGTCACCTTCGCGCAGGAAAGAGATTTTTCAAACTCTTTTCCGAACGATGGCAGGGTTATCGTTAAGAACGATAATCCCTCGTGAGTCAAACGTGACTTAATTGTTAGCATGTCACGTTCGATGCTGACATTTGGTTCGGTGTAGCACTTAGCAGATGCATCCATAAGAATGCATCTGCATAGCAGAAGTAGATCCTGTTCGTGGCTTTTCATCACTCCTCCTACTGGAGGTGGGTGAATCCAGCCATGCTCTGGGTCTCAAAGGGGTAAGGTACCCCCTTATGAGGTACCCTACCCGCAAAACTTCTGCTACCATTTAACGTTGTCAGTAATACTCTCACGATTTCGGCGCAGCATAAATCTCAAAAAGAGATTTAATGTTGTTCAGAGTCGTGTCATCAATTCCGCTTTTAAGCATATTTCTTATAACGGAGTCGATGATATCCCAAAACCGAGTAAGTACATCTGCACAAACACCAGTTTGCGTAGCTGCGTTTACAAAGGTTTTAAGTAGGGAAAAGAGTATAGGGTGCATTTAGCTTTCACCGCCCAAGACTTTGGCAATAGTAGCCGAAGACATGAATGCGATGAGAGCATCGACGAGATAATCCAACTCGGCATCAGTGAACCCAAAAGCGGGTTCATCAATGACGAGATAGACACCAGCTTTCTGACTGGAATTTTCAGCAGTAAGCGGGTCTGCCGCAATTACAGTTTGATCCAAACGGACCATACGGCGTTTGCGGTTTTTGGCGGCTTGGTGCGATACACGCAACTGAACCGTCTCGTCTGCACTCCTGTAAGTTGCCTCAGCGTTTCCTACGGAAACTCTAGGTAACGAAACAGGTACAGCGTTAATGGTAACTGACTGCGGGTCTGCGAGCATGACGATTTCCTCCTACGTCTTTAAGTGTTGTTAGAGCCCAATTGCTCTGATTACACCTTATTAGCTAAGGTTAGATATCCCTAAAGCTAATAGGATGCGTAGTTGGCGATCGGTTAATCCATCTTCAAGGATACCGCCGCCTCCAAAGCCCCACTGGGATGCGCGTGCTCTTTCCTTGCATTCAGCGATTCCAACTGCTGATACAATGACTGAGCCAGCACTGTGCGTGGCACTGCGCATTAGCTTAGTGCCACTACAGTACGAGTCTTGCTCCTGTAGATCGAGCTTTTGAATTATTTGTTCAATAGTTCGTCTATGGCGCATGACATACGCGTACTTAGCAACCAGGTTGTCGTACAGGGAATTCCCAAAGTTCTCGAGTACATCTTGAACGTTGAGAAACCAGTCCTGCAACCAGGAAAAAGGGATGAGTTCCCACGCAAGAGCCGGGGTCAAAGTGAGCCCGTATAGGTGGCGAAGCAATCTGGAAGACCATACACTATCAGCCTTATCGACTGAGAGGTCATGGATATAAAACTTCCAAGAAGCTTCAAACCAGATCCTATCGTTTACAGTAAGTAAACGCTCATACGTGTTCCAGGACGAGTTAGCATAGAAGTAGGTCGTAAGCACTGGTATAGAAATATTACCAGACTTAGTCTCTCTCACTGTGCTAGTCTCGTTCTTAATGGTGCCCCTCCGTTTTACCCACTTGTTGTTGTTCTTACGCAAGTAGGCAATCTTGTTTTCGATATTCTTAGCGGTCTTAAAGATCTTAAGAAGATCGTTAACAAACGGACGCCAACCGAACTCATAGTTCAAGTACTGGGATCCCAAGTTTTTAAACTGTAGGATCCTAGACTTCAGCGACCACGGATCAGTATTTTTCCATGGCCAAGGATTTTGGGGCAATTGCTTCAGTTCAGCAAGCCATTGACCCGAATCCGCGCTGGGTTTGGTAGGCCTGAATTTATTCCAGGCCTCAGCACCATAAGTACTTGCGGTTTCGGCGTAAGCTGAAAACACCCCATTCAAATAAAGTTGACTGGGGTTAGCAGCGAAACGGCCTTTATATTTCCACGTATAATACGCGAGGTCTACATCTGACGAATCAGTGTATTCCCACGTAAGTCTACGGAGAAAGAAGGGGCCGCCAGAGCGGTATGGAGGGCCCTGATGTAATTCATCAGAGCATGTCACATACTGCCTTACGCGTCCTGCCGGGAAGCTTTTGACAGATTCGTTCAAATTTTCATTTGGACAAACGATGTCAAAAGTTGAACCCAATATACTAGTATCACGGTATATTGGCCCGATCTGACGAAACCGCGGTATTGCCATCTCATCCTCCCGTGTGGGGTAGTACCTTGAGAGGTACACCGACCTAAATGGCCAGTAGAGGTTAGGGGACGTTCCATCATAAGGATGGGCGTCCCC